TAAAGCCTCCGCTGCTTGCTTCTGTTCGCAGACGGGCGGCTGATTCTTGGGGTGTGGTCATTTCTTCATAAACCTTCCTTTAGGGCCGCGCTTGGGCTTTAACCTATCTATCTCGCTAAGCAGGAACCTATTCTGCTTCGATAGGAGGTTATGCAGGCGCTTACTGGCTTTTAATTTACCCTCCAACTCGCCGCACTCTAGTTCTGTCCAAACCCCTATGAGGGCCACGATGGTCACGAATATGGCTGCTAATAATGGGACTAATTCTAACATTCTGTTTCTCCTAATATTTCATCAAAACGGTGTTCAAACGTTCCTTGGCTCACAACTGAAACGTGGCCGAATTCATCCCTGCAAACCCAATCACCTGTGAAAGCCTTGTACTTCCCTCGTTTGTTTTCTAGGAACACGTAGCTTTTCTTGTGTTTATTAATGACGGGGAAAGCTCTGCCTAATTCTATCTGCTCCTTAAACCACTCTGGATAATCACAAGCAGGAGAGAACTGGAAAGCCTCTATTGGCAGCGGGCTATAGACGTAAGTTTTCATTCGCTTTTCTCCACCCATTCCACCAGCTCTTCATACTTGTAGAGAACCGAGCTTCCAGCCTTATAATATGGTGGCCCTTTCTTAGTGCTTCTCCAGTTGGCAAGCGTTCCTGTCTTTTGCCTGAGCAGCTCAGCGGCTTCCTCTGTGTTTAAAAACTCACTCATTTCATCATCTCCATAGCTTTTTTCTCTATAGTCTCAACTCTTTGTTTAACTCTGGGGTTGGGGTTCTCGTTTGCCAGCTCCTTGACCCTTAGAAAGACTGGCTCGTTATTGGTCACGAAGGATTTCACATCCCCTGTTCGAGCAAGGGCTGCGTCAAAAAGCTTTAGCCACTCATGCGGATGCTCTAAGACCTCCATAATCTGGCCGGAGTAGTTCTTTATAAAAAAACCATCCAGAGACTGGTCAGCAGAAGGGGCCGTATCAACACAAACTCTCCCACAGACCAGCTCTTTCAGGTTACTCAGTACTTCCGAAGGGTCGTCTCCATCGGAAAGGCACGCAGTGTACTCAATCCGTTCATTCTCATAGTTCCCTAGGTTGAAAACTCTGGCGTATGTAATTTCTTTAATTTGCATCAGGCACCCCCATTTGTTTTTCTATAAGAGCAACCACCCGGTCTAAGATTTCCTTAAGCTTGGTCATTCTTTGGTTTTGGTTTGATTGCAAAAGGTCGATAGTTAATCTTTCGTGTTCTGTCATGATCTCTTCTCCGTATTTGAGGCTACTGTAGAGGGCGTATTGATCTTCCTTACAAAGCCGTGGCGCTTACAGTGGTAAGACATAGTACTTTTCCTCTTTGTTAGCTTCGTTGTGCATTTCGGACAATATGGCATTTCAAATCTTTCTTAAGAGTTTTGGGGGCGGTCTGCTAAGCCCTTAAGCCTCACCGCTTTTCGCCCCCTCGACCCTTTCTTTCTTACTGCGTTAGCAGAGTAGCGAGCGTATGCGAGCTACTGACAGGTTGCTCTGTGAGGTTAAGGGCACCAGTCTCACAACCTGTAATTCAATTATTTCTTTTTGCTATCCTCTATAGCCTCTACAGCCTTTTCGCTCTGCATGTTGGTGATAGGGAGAGCTTCAATACCGGAATCTTTGTACATCTCCAGCATGTTCTTTTTAATTTCCTCTCTCTTGCGGCGTTTTTCGGATGCCTTAAGTTGCTCAATCCATTTTTTCTCTTCGTCAAGGACATGTTTATATTCGCTGGTCTGTACCTTACTCACGATCCACTTGATTTCTGTATCGTCATCGGGGTCAATATCTATATCGACCTCTTCAACCTTCACGACTGTCATGCCGTGCCTCGTGTCTGTAGCGACAACCACCAAATCTTCAGCTTTGATGGTTTCATCAAGTGTCTTAAAGTTATACCGCTTGGGCTGCTGCTGGGGCTGGTCAGGTTCGTAGGTAACTTTTATCGCTCTAATGTTAGTGTTGAAAAGCATAACTGCTGTTGAATAGTTCATTTAGTGGCCTCCTTTGGCTTGGTTTTTAGGTTGTGTTGTTAAGTTACTCATGCTGCCTCCTCGCAAAGCTTCTTTTTGTATGAAGGCACTCCAAGCTGGAAAACCTTGTCTTGGTTATAGGATGGCCAATAGTTTGACTCCTGCGACTCTCTGAAGGCCTTTAGGTTAGTTATGGCATCTACCCTACCTGCATCCAGAAACTCCTCTGTAGAGTCTGCTATGGTCACACAATATGGGGATGTTTTTTCAACAACCACGAAGGCAAACCCCTTTGGTTTTTCTCCGTAGCAAGCCTCAAAGCCCATAGAGTAAAAAGCTGCTTGAACGTGGTAGCGGAAATCGAATGCTTTATTTTGAAATGCGTTAGGGTTTGCGCTTTGAGCGGTCTTAACGTCTACAATTAAGCCGTCAGGGCGGATATAATCTGGACGGCATCTACACTCAACGCCTTCTTGCTCCCAGAACATAGACACCTCAGCCTCTCCGAAGCCATCAAGATATTCATCTGAAAGAGGGTGGTTTTGGATTGAGTTTACCAGTTTCTCGCAAAGAGCTACTTGATCTTCGTCTATTACAATCTTGCCTTCAGCAAGCTCTGCGAAGGAGGCGTTATATTCTTTGCCCGCTTTAGTTCTAGCGTCCACTTTATCTTTAACAGCAAAATCGCGTTCAAAGTTCTGAGGCTCTAATACAAGAGCATGTAGGGCGGAGCCTATAGTAAAGGCATCAGTCCATTTGACTGGAGGGGCTTCACCTGAGAGATATTTTAGCCAGTAGTGATATGGTGACTTGTTAAACTCATCCAAGCTCGATTTAGAAAGAGCCGGATGAGCATGATAGTCCTCATTCGTCATATCCTTGATGATTTGTACTGGCATTTAAGTAGCTCCCGTTAATGAACGTTAGCTACCTTTATAGTTACTTATAAGTAACGTGTCAACAAGGTATTTTTAAGTTTTTTGCAGTTGCTGTAAAACATCAGACGGAAACTGCGGTGTGGGCAAGTCTATGCCTGCCGCACCAGCTAATCGGGATAAATCCACATAGCTTGGTCTTTGCCCGGCAGCTATCTTATTTTTGACGTTTCTATCTATGCCAGCCCTTTTGGCCCACTCGTAGAAACTCCAGCCTGTGCGTTGTGCGCCGGATTCAAACCATTCTAAAACTGTGCGCTGTATCACTTTTTCAACAGGGCTTTGTTCTCGCATTTTATTCTCCTTGACTAGTTACTTATAAGTAACGTATCGTGGGCTCGTTAGTTTTTTCATCTAATGTCAATTTGGTTCCTTATAGGTAACAGGCAGGGTCATGTCAAAGAAAATCGGTACAAATCAGCAGGTAATGGAATTTTTATCGGAGCATGAACTCCCGATACGCAAAGATTTCCTTCACGAGGTAGTAAAAGTTCTAGCTGCCCGTAGGCGTGAATTGGGCATGACACAAGAGACGCTTAATAGAAGATTAGGGATGGCTGATCGCCTTCTCAACAAGTGGGAGTGCGGGCTTAAGAGCCCCACAGGTTTTAATCTCTACTGCTGGGCGCAAGCGCTTGGCTACAAATTAAAGGTTGTTCCAGAAGATGGCGGGCAAAAGCAAAAGAAAAGGCGATAGCGAAGAGCGGGCGATAGTTAACTATCACAGAGAGCTTGGGTTTAAATGCGAAAGAACACTTGAGGGAGGTGCCAGATCAGACGGCAGCCATACCTACGATATAGACCTCTACGCAAGAGGGGACGAAGAAGCGCCTTTAATAGGCGAGTGCAAGATAAGAGCGTCTGGGTTTAAGCAAATCTATGACTTCTTAGGTGAGAACGATTTCCTAACAATTCGGCATGACAGAGGCGAACGCCTTTATGTTTTGCGTGAGGAGATTTGGGAAGAGTTCTTAAAAGCAACCAGTTGGAGGAGGAACAAATGAACTATCCAGCACCAAACCAAGGGCAGCCTCAAGGCGGCCAATACGAAAAGAACCCGAATGGTGGTTACCTTAACCAAAATCAATATGGTCTGTTTGGCCACGTTGATATTACCCCTGAGCTTCTAGCTGAAATTCAGCGGACAGGTAAAGTTAACATTAGTGTTAGCAAGCCTGAGCAAAGAGGCGCTGGTGGTGACACTTGGGTGTCAGCTAGAACTGTGCTTAAGCCCTATGCACCTAAAGAAGGCTATGGGACCAACCAACCACAAGGTGGACAACCTCAGTATGCTTATGCACCTGAGCAAATCCAGCAAGCTCCTGTAGCACAGCCACAGCAAGTAGCTTCGGCTCCTGCTCAAGGCGCTCCTTTAGTGCAAGACGAGATTCCTTGGTAGGCAGTATCCACTACTAAGGCCGGGGGCGGGGTGTTTTCTTTTCCTTTTTATCCCGCCCCCATCTCTTCTCACTCCTAGGGTCTCCCCAAATGTCTAAAAACAACAAAAACACGATTAAAGAGCTTCCAAATAATAACCTTCCTGTTGTTATTGAGGATTATGATTTAGAGGCTGCTTTCTTAGGCGGGTGCCTTAACTGCACAGATTTTTTAAGTGATGCAGTAGAGATACTAGAGCCACATCATTTTTATTCTGAAGTGCATCCAAACATCTGGGAGAAGATTAAAAAAGCTTATATTGCCGGAGAAGAAGTGAATGTCATCTCAATCCGCAGCGCCTACAGCAATCAAGATGTAAAAGATTATATTACCGGGCTAGCCCATACCTTCTGCCATAAAGACGAGGGTGGCTCTAAGCCAAAAGTTATCAAACTTGTGAACTTATGGAAGCTGAGAGAGCTTAAGTGGGAGTTTGAAGACCTTCTAATTGATTTAGAGGGGGATGAGGCCGCCAGCTTGGATGCAAAAGATATGCAGGACAAGGTAGAGGGCATCTTTTCAGGTTTGAACGGAACAGAGCAAGAAGCGTCCCCCAGTCTTGAGGGGAGAGCTTTAGCCCTTAAAGAGATTGAAGCCGCTATGGTCGGAGGCAAGCTTGCTGGCGTAACTTCTGGCTTCCCATCTATTGATAAGATTATTGGCGGTCTTGGTAATTCAGACCTGATTATTCTTGCGGGCAGGCCCTCTATGGGCAAAACAGCTCTTGCTTTGGCTATGGCTGAAGCGACAGCGAAAGATGCGCCTGTGTTGTTTTGCAGCCTTGAGATGAGCAAGCAACAGATAGAGAAGCGCAGACTTTCTATGGAGACTGGGGTTCAAGTCACCCGTATGAGAGAAGGAACGCTTACTAAGGAACAGTCCCGCACCATATTTGCGAGCCCTACAGAGACGCAGTTCTGGATTGATGACACTCCAGCGCTGTCTTGTGACCAATTGCTGAGCAGAGCAAGACGTTTGAAGAGAAGCCACGGTTTAAAGATGATTGTGGTTGATTACTTACAGCTTATGTCTGCCAGCCAGCATGCAACCAAACAAAGTACAGTCGCAGCCACTACAGAGATTTCAAAGAAGCTTAAATGTATAGCTAAGGAGCTGGATATCCCTGTTTTAGCGCTTTCCCAGCTTTCTAGGGCTTTGGAGAGCAGGGAGGATAAACGACCTCAGCTATCAGATTTACGAGATTCAGGTTCTATCGAGCAAGATGCCGACATAGTGATGTTCACGTTTAGAGAGGAATATTACCTAGAGCGGGAGACAGCGCAAAAGAGGGATCGAGAGAGCGAAGAGAATTATCAGCGCAGAGCAGTTGATAGAACGGAGCGTCTTAATGCGTGTGCAAATAAGGCAGAAGTAATAGTGGCGAAAAACCGCCACGGGCCAATTGGAAGCTGTTTATTACGGTTTACAGGCGAAACAACAAAGTTTGAGGAATTAAATGGGGCTAGCAGTGGAATTATTTAGTGAGGGCGAGGTGGTGAGCTTTGATACCGATAGAATTTATCGGAATAAGGTTAACTCGCTTAAGGGCAAGGCTTGCGATAGTTTTCGTAGGGCTGTCAACCAGAAGGCTATAGCCTATGTGATCGAAGGTGACGACTATGAGCCTTTGTATCAAGAGGTGTTTTACCCTGTTGCTGGTGTCATCCCGAATGCAGCGCTAAGCCTTATTGGCGATCTTGCAGACAATAACTTTGGTAAAGAGTACCGATTGGTTGAAAGAGATAGCGGGCATGTTCTTAGAACTGCAAAGCTTACTTATGCTTGGGATGACCCGGTGTGGGAGGCGTCTCCTAGCAGCGCAGAGGCTGAGAGGTTCTGGAGAGCAATTGTTTTAAGAGCCGCTTATGACGCGACAAGAGGAGAGCTGGTCAGCTTTAACTTTGGAAGCAAACCTACGCCCAAGGAAGCGGAAGAGGGCAGAAGATACATTTACCACAAGCATTCGCATTTCATAGAAGATTGCAACCTTGCAAGTCTTGACGCTGGGCATATCAGAGAAAAGGTTTCGGAGTTTTTGGCATGAAAGAACGCGAAGCTTTAAAAGATATTCTGGCGGAAATTAACGAAACGCCGAAAGAAGTTAACCCAGGAGTTGTTCTTAAGGTGGTCAGGCATATGGCTATGAAAGGGCTTGAGGCTGATGAGTAAAGAGAGGGCCATCAAAGCGATTGAAGCTTTAGATAATCTTTATGGAGAAATCCTAGCCACGATAGCTGCTGAGTATCCAGAAAGAGATAAGTGGCCTGATAGCATGAGGAGATACAACAGAGATGTCTCTTGGCTTGATGAACAAGCAAACGAAGTTCTAACAGTATTACGAGAGGCATATAATGACTAAAGAAAAGGTTTACAGCTTTGAAGGGCATGTGATTAGGCTGACAGAGGATGATTATAACAGATGGTATGAAAGCTTTGCCGATCTTGCCTCTGAGGAAGTATTTTATAATAAGCTTGTTAACCTTGACGACTGGCTTAAGAAGAAGGGGATTACTGAGTGGTTCTTTGTTGTCAGCTCTATGCTGGCCAAGTGGCGCAACGAGCTACATACAAAAAGACCGAGCTAGTTTCCTAGCCCGGCTTAGTTTGTGTGTCTACAGGGAAACGTAGAACTCTTAGTAAAAACTCGCTTGCCTCCAGAATATGTATGAAAGCTTGTTAAACATTATAGAAGCTCCTCTATGTCTTTGATTGTAAGACGCTTGAGGCCAACATCATCTGAACTACAGGTTTCAATCATTTGCTCTGTATGGACAAAGACGATATCAGGCTCTGGCGGCTCTACTGCCTCTACAGGAATGCTATGCATAAGCAGGATAAAAGCATTCAAGAGGGTTATAGCGATTGCGAAGGCTCTCATCTTAGGCCACATTCTGGTTAGCTGCTGCATAGCCATTAAACCAAGCTGATTGCATTATGCTTTCGATATAGAGCTTTGCATTCAGGTAGTCGCTAAAGGTCTTGATACGGCCTCCATAACGAACCTGATATAGCCCGGCTGAATACCAAACGTTTAAAGTATCTTGTGTCATAGTAGTTTCCTTTTGTTGTCGTTCACTAACGTTACTTATAAGTAACTAGACTAGTTGTACCATTAGTTACTTATAGGTAACAAGAGGAACATATTCCTATTAGTCATAAGGTAAGCTGGAGCTGTCTTTTAGAGGATAAAAAAGATAGTTATAGCTGCTCTTCTTCTTTCAGGGCTTTGTATTCTTCTGGAGTTAAACGCTGCTTAGTCTCTTTGTTCTCGTAAGCAATTAGGGTTAGGCCGTCATATATGCGGGAGTAAAGCTCGTGCTTATGCATCGGAGGTTTCTTTAGGTGATACTCAGAGCAGGGAATAGCCTCCCCTATGAAGTGGATTGACTTGAACTCGGTAAGCCCCTGCATCTTCATCCAAACAAGTAGGCGCTTAGCTGCGTTAATACTGCTGTAAGCCTCTGCATATGTATGTACTCGCTTATCCTGACCATCGCTGCCAACCTCGTGTAAGCGTATCTTGAAGTTGTAGCGGTGCTTGATCCTGTCTTTAGATGGCATAACTTAAGGGGCCTCACTTATAATAGCAACTTGACTAGGGTATTATGATACCTTGGTTTTAAGCGGGGGGGATTAGCACCGGGGATTTAGCGGGGGGATGCTGGTAAGCCGAGGGTTGAGGTAGCTCTTGAGTGGCCTTTGAGATACGTTAACCTCTCAGCAAAAACATATAGCACGTTATAGCAATAGATATAGGTGATCTAATGATTGTTAGTCATCTGGTCACTATTATGTAGGGCAAAGTAGCCTTGGTTTCTGGCTCTAGGCTGTGGGATTTAGTCGCTCATTAGTCGCATAGGGGGTGGGGGGTTAATATTTCCAGACCCCCACTTCGGAGATCGGCTCCTTCCCCATAGGTAATACTATACCTCATAAATACTTCAGTAGCGTGAGGGCCGCCGGGGGCTTAATGCTGCTTGACGAAGCTGGTGTCGCCGTAGACGAAGGTAAATTTTTGGCCGTTAGTCATGCGTCCGAAGCCTTGGCCTTTTTGCATAGTTCCTGTGAAGGAGAAGCTTCCTGCTCTTCCGTCTTCACAAGTAAAGGTGCCATCTGCTGAAGCCCCTTGTGTTTCTGTCCAGACGAGTGGGGCTTGGTATTGCCCTGTGCATTTGGAACCTGAGTCGAAGGTCATGCTTAGGGTGGATGGGCCACTTAGAACGCTGGTAGCTGTTCCTATGAAGGCTTCTCCTGTTTGGGTAACTTTGCCTGAGACTGGTTGTGTGTTTGCACAAGCTGTCAGGCTGAGGGCCGCTATAGATAGTATTAAGTGTTTCATATTTTTTTCTACAATTTAGATGGGCCACAGTCAAGCTTTTAGAGGTCGTAGGCTGCTTTATCTGTTGTGTGGAGATAGTCGCATAGGACTTGAAGGCTGGCTTCTAGTCCTTCTACTGTTTTGTGTTCAGCTTCTAGGATTTGTTTTGTCATGTCGTGAGCGTAGGTGCAGCGTAGGACGAGTTTTGCGAGTTGTTCTTGATGGTCCATTTGGTAGTCTCCCTTTTGATATAGATGGCCAAAGTTTGGCCCTTTGGTAGCGGGAGCTTAGTGCACAGACAACAGAAAGGTTCTGGTTATGTGTCTACATATTTCCTGTAAACAGGTGTTGCATTTTGTAGAACTCCCGCCCTATAAGTGGGGTTAGGGATTGGAAGCGCTGTTGGAGGCACTTCCTGTTTCTGTTGTCGAGCCACTAAACTCTGCCACCATACTCAGGCTAAAGTTTACTTTAGTCAACCCTGTTTCCTGTCTTACACAAAGGTAAATATTCCTACGCTTACCAAGTTTTTGTTGGTCTTGATTTGGGTATATTAGTTCTTGTTTTGTTCTAGTGTCAAACAAAATTTTTTAAAGGGGGTTAGCCCTTAAAATTGCAACGCAGCTACCTATGTGTGTTTATTCTTTATCACTAGTGTGATTCGCAAGGCGATTCAAGTAGGGGTTGTAATTTTTTTTGGGGGGTGATGGGTTTATGGCTGAAAGCAAGGGCGGGCCAAATTTTTTTTGGTTGTCTATAGAATAGGTAACTTTAGCTAAGTAACTTTAGCTAAGCTGCTTTAGGCTTAGGCTTCTTAAGGCTAGAAGCTTAGGAGAATTTTCCCTGAACCTAGATTTAGAGAATAGGAAATAGCTTAATCCCCCCGCCAATATTACAGCAACAACAAACACTACTAAATACCAGCGGGGGAATCTGAACCTGAGTTCTTCGAATGAGGTTTTCTTGCTTGTGTTATCGTAGCTCAAACGGCTGAGGGCAGTACCCGAGGTTCCCTGTCCAATCGCTACGCAATCCCGGCCCGAAGGCCATACGGTTACACCAATCTAAATTTGTTGGTGAGCATGACTGGTAAGCTATAACACAAACCTACAAGTCATAGATGCATTTCAGCATCTTTTCTTTCTCCAGCTATTTGTCGTCGAGTGCGTGTTGGTTTGTACCCAACTCCCTATAATTTATCTGGCGGTTCGCACTCTGCCAAGGACATATTTCAAAAACACTATACGTTACTTATGAGTAACACGCAACATGAAAATATTCCTATTTAATGTTACTCATAGGTAGCAGCTTGGGAGGAGCTAAATGGCCGAGGAAGATAACACTAAAAGCAAACAGGTTGTAAGGAAGGTTGGGAAGAACCCGCTTCCTAGTTCTGATGTGTATGCACAAGTAGAACAGTTCTACCCCCTTAATAAGAAGGAGATAGAGTTCCTGCATGAATACAACAAGGACTTAGATATTGGCCGAGCTTTAAAGGCGGCTGGGCTTACTAAGAAGGCTTTGGATACTCATAGCAAGCAGGGCCAAGCAATACTTCTTGAGATGCGAGAGATTAACGAGATGTGGCACAGGGCCATTCGTATGAATTCTCAAGCTGCTGCTACCAAGCATTTGGAGCTGATGGAGAAGTTTGAGGCTGATTACGACACTGCTGACATAAAGAACCAGAATAAGGGGAGTTTATCTGGGACGCTTGCGAGAATGTCAGATGCCAATCTCAAGGCAACTGGTCACTACGCAAAAGAGGGTGGCCCTAGCGGAACTAAGGTTGAAATTAATATTGATCTGTCTGGCAAGAAAGACGAGCCCGAAATCAAAATAACAGGTGAGGACACTAGTGAGTAACACAGTTCTCGCGTATAAGGCCTCGCCTACTGGAGTTTTGTTTCATCAAAGTGATGCTTTTGTCAAAGGTATTATGGGGCCGTTTGGGTCTGGTAAGTCGGTAGCGGTTTGCTGGGATATCTTTATGCGGATGCGGAAGCAAGCTCCGGGTAATGATGGCATACGCCGCACCCGCTGGATTATCGCCAGAAACACGTTTAACGAGCTTGAAACCACGACTATGGAGACGTGGAAGGATTGGTTCCCTGAGCACATCTTTGGGGCTATATCGAGAAAACCGCCATACAGGCAGGTGCTGAAGTATGATGATGTCGAGGCTGAAATTATATTTTTGGCCCTTGATAAGCCGGAAGACCAGAAGAAGCTGTTATCTTTTGAGGTGACTGGTGTCTGGTTTAACGAGGCTAGGCAAATCCCCCAAGAGTTGATTAATGCGGCCTTGGGAAGAGTAGGGCGGTATCCTTCTAAGAAGAGTAAGCCAGAGCATGTCCCTAATGATGAATGGCCTACGTGGTCAGGTATCTTGCTTGATACCAACCCTCCTGATGATGAGCACTGGTATTACAAAGCAGCCGAGGAGAACGCGTGGGCTATTAATGAGTTTGGCGAGCCAGTGGACCCCGATAGTATCCCGTCTAAGCGCCAGTGGCATTTCTTTAGACAGCCTAGCGGACTTAAGCCAGAAGCTGAGAATATAGAGAACCTTCCGGGAGGCCAAGAGTATTACAAGCGAATGCTTGGGGGGAGCAATACAAAGGAATGGGTGGCAGTCCACGTCCACGGCGAATACGGCTTTATTAGGCACGGCAACCCTGTTTTCGAGGGATATTGGAACCCAGATTTGATGGTTGCCAAACATGTGCTGCAAGAGGCCCCCAATAGGGAAATATATGTTGGGGTTGATAGCTCTGGCCGCCACCCGGCAGCTATATTTTGCCAAAGAACACAGCTTGGGCAGTGGCAGATATTCCACGAACTTTGCTACACAGACCAGAGTATTGGGGCTGTAGATTTTTCTAAGGTGTTGGCTCAGGAATGCGCCAGTAGATACCCTAATAATACCCTTCATTTCTGGGGCGATCCTGCTGGAGACTGGAAAACTCAAACTGATGAGCGGACTTACTTTGATATCTTGAGAGCAAACGGGATTGATATAAAAGCTTCCCCCGGCCTCAGAATACCAGAGCGGCTAGAGACGGTTAAGTCTGTTATGGGACGGATGACCCAAGGGCAGCCCAGTATTGTTGTAAGCCCTGCCTGCAAAATACTCATAAGAGGGTTTGATGGTGGCTACACATTCAAAGAATATAACTCCGCCCAGCCCGAACAAAGCAAACCAATCAAGAATAGATACTCTGATGTGCAAGACGCTTTGCAGTATGTGCTGTGTGGCGGCGGTGAGATGAAGAAAATGTACGGTAGAAACAAAAAATATCATGCCCCAATCAAAGCTGACACATCTTTCTCAATCTACAACTAGGCTCTGGTATGTAATCTTTAGCCCCTTGCAAGAAGGCTGCCCTTGGTGGATGAGGTTGGGTGCAGGGGGGCAAAGAGATACAATCGGGCACGTAAGTTTGCTCACGCCAGTTACTGAGAGACACGCCATTAGGATAGACCCTTTAAGAAATTATTGTGAAAGCGACCTTTGGGTTGCGGATACAACGGTAGCCTCTATGGCTGCCCAGCTTGCACAAGACTACAAGGTGCTGGCTTTGATGCATGAAAAACAGCCTTGCTGGAACCTCAGCCTCTTGGCTCCTACCTGTGTGAGTGTCTGCAAATACCATATAGGGCTCCCTTCAAGGGCTTTAACTCCATACCAGCTCTACCAAGACCTTATTCAAAACTATGATGCGACAGAGCTTGGTGCGTAAGGCTCACAGCAAATCTCTCCTAATCTGAGGGTTAGAGGAGTGTTTCTTATGGGCGGCTTAGTAAGCAAACCAAAAAAACCAGACACATCAAGGCAGCAAGCTTTAATAGCGCAGCAACAGGCTGATCTCGCTAAGCAGCGACAAGCTGCTGAGGCTGAGGCTGAATCTTTGCGTAACGCAAGGATATCACAGCAAAAACGCCTAAGAGGCCGCTTATCAGGCCGACAATCCCTCATAGCAACAAGTGAACTCGGAGTGACGGAGAAACTAGGATAATGCCTACACTTTATATTGAATATTACAACAACACAGTTGAGGGCGGCAAGTCGCAGGTTGCCGATAAGCTTTTGGGAAATGACAAGCTTGCTATCGGGGGCAGCTCAGTCAGAACGTCTTCCGATATTCCTGATGGCACAGATTTTATTGTTCTGAAGACTGACACAGCTTGCCAGTACGCTCTAGGGACTTCTTCTGTAACAGCCACGGCTACTAGTCAATTCCTTCCAGCAAACGCTATCTGGCCACAAGGCACAGCGGGTAATGCTCGTATAGCGGTAATTCAGCAGCAATAATGGACGCACAGGCAGAAAAAGTATTAAAGCGCTTCAATAAAGCAAAGAAGCGTAAAGCTAATTGGGCAACTCTTTACGAAGATGCTCAAGAATATGTCTGCCCCCACAGAGAGTCCTTTAACGAAGGTGACAACCCCGGCCAAGAAAAAACAGGGCAAGGGAAAGTCTTTGACTCTACGGCTATTGATGCTGTCCAGAAGTTCGCTTCTAACCTACAAAGCTCTCTTGTCCCGCCTATGCGTAAGTGGATTGAACTTAAAGCCGGACCGCAGTTTAAAGACAATAAAGAAGATATGAACAAGGTACTTTCTGATGCCTCTGATGTTCTGTTTTCTCATCTGCAAAACTCAAACTTCGACACACAAATAGCTGAAAGCTTCCAAGACCTAGCAATAGGTACTGGCGCTTTGCTCGTTATGAAAGGCACTACCACATCACCTTTCCGATTTATAAATGTTCCTCTCTCGCAACTTTATGTTCTCGAGGGGCCAGATGGCAGACCAGACACAGCTTATAGAGAGTGGAAGCTGGCTGCCAGAAATATCGAGCAGCAATGGCCTGATGCTAAGTTGCCTAAAGAAATCAAAGAGCAAGTTGCAGAAGACCCGGAGAGGCTTATAGAGCTTATCGAAGAGATTTACCCTGATGAGGTTTCGCTGCAAACGGTATCCGGGAAGAAGAAGCAGGGGGGCTTTCGCTACTCTGTAGTCGCTAAAAAAGGCAAGCACCAAATCGTATCACGCGAACAGAAGTCCAGTCCTTGGATTATCTTCCGTTGGTCTACTCTTCCCGGAGAAATATATGGGAGAGGCCCAGCGCTTATAGCCTTGCCTGATGTTAAGACGCTGAACAAAACTAAAGAGCTGCTTTTGCAGTCCGCTAGTATTTCCATCTTTGGAATGTGGCTTGGGGACAGTGACAGCGTAGTTAATCTTGAGAATATTAAGTTCTCTCCGGGGACCATTATTCCTCAAGATCGTCTCGTGAATGGAAGCCCAGCTTTGGTTCCTTTGAACTCGTCTAGTGACTTAAACCTAGCCCAGATTGTTATTCAGGACTTGCAGAACTCAGTTCGCAATATGCTCTTTGCCGACCCCTTAGGCCCGATTGATTTGCCTGTTAAGTCAGCAACTGAAGTGTCACTAAGGCAGCAAGAGCTTGCTAAGCGTATTGGCTCAGCCTTTGGCCGCTTGCAGTTCGAGCTTATCCAGCCTCTGGTAAACAGATGTTTAGATATCTTGGAGGAGCTTGGGCTGGTTGATCTTGCTGAGCTGAGAGTAGACGGGACTAACCTTGCTATTGAGCATGTAAGCCCTCTAGCTCAGGCGCAGGCCGAGGAAGAAACCTTAGCTATTATGCGCTACCTAGAAATGCTTGCAGGTCTTTATGGCCCAGAGGCTCTCCAGATAGCAGCCCCTCTTGATAAGACAATTACTGAAGTCGGCCCTCGTTTGAATGTCCCGACTAGCATGATTCCGTCATCTACCGAGATCAAGGACGCTCAAGCTAAAGCGCAACTCGCTCAGTTAGCCCAAGCTGGTGGACAGGTTTAATGACCGAAGAAGAGGCGATCTTCATTAATAGGTTTCTCGGTACGACTGAAGGGCAGCGCTTTTTAGGGATACTGGAAAAGAAGTTTCGTGAAGAGACTGATCTGCCTGATGGCAAATACCGGGTTTATTACGAAAGAGGCCAGCGGAATGTCATCAACACAATCTTACGTGCAATAACCAGAGGAGGAAACGTAAATGACACAGGAAGCAACACTACTTAATGAAGCCCCAGCCGCAGAAGCGGAAGATACAAACACTGAAGAAGCAGCCCCTGTTGAGGGAGCTGAAGCTGGAGAGGGCAAAGATGATGGGTATAAATATGCTAACAAGTTTGGAAGTGTAGATGAGTTGGAAAAAGGGTACAAAGAGCTTACGCAAAAGCTTCGAGAAAAGCTGCCAGAAGCCCCCGAAGAATACAAACTTGACCTCGGAGAAATCGAAGGTCTGGCTGATTTTAAAGAGAAGCTTGACGGTTTAGACATCTCGGAAGACCCTATGTTCAAGGCCGCTCTTCCTGCGTTTAAGAAGCATAATCTTTCTCAGGACGCTGTAAACGACATCATAGCTGATGTTTTGAAATCAGATATCGAGGGCGCTGTCGATAAAGAAGCTGAGCTTGCAAAGCTTGGTGATGATGGTGATAAGATATTGTCTGAGGTTGCTCGTTTTAATGCAAAGCTTCCAGAAGAAGAGCAAGCATTCATCAACTCAATAGCGACAACTGCTGAAGGTGTTAAGTTTGCTCACAAGCTTATTGGCCTGATGGGAGAGAAGCCAGTACCGACTGAAGAGGCTAATGCCCCAGAGCTTGATCCTAACGAGATATTAAACGAAGCAGCTAAGCTTAAAAGAGAAACACCTAACTTTGACCTGAACACAAAAGCTCAAGCTAGGTACGAAGCTCTTATGACCGAAGCCTCTAAGATACAGCTTAAAAAGTAAACGGTCTCTCTCGCTCGACCAAGGAAAAGGCCTCCTTAACTGGGGGTCTTTTTTTGCCTAAGTCCCGCTCAGTCTAACAAAGCTGGTGCGTTAGGGTGGGACATAATTCCTATTAACGTAATAGTTGAATAACTTTGGCTTACCTGCTTATGCAGCCCCTCTGTCTATTCCGACCCCGGCGTTAGTCGACAGCAAAACGCAAGTCTCGGCCCTCGATTATGAGCTTACCCGAACGTCTTTCTCAAAACACAACAACTTTTAGGAGACTTTAATGTCGGTTAATCTCGATCAAGTCCTCGTTAAAACATTTGAAAACGAGGCAATTCAAGCGTTTCAAGAGCCCGGCTCTAGCTTGCGTTCAGCCGTAAAGGTTAAGGACGCTGGTGGCGCATCTCAGGTGCAGTTCAACGTATACGGAGAAGTTATCGCTAATGAGCGTAACGGTGTCCATACGCCAATCCCTGCACAAGACCCTTCTTTGACACCAGCTACTGCGACTGTCAAGAACTACACGCCTTCAATCATGACGGATATATTCCTCAATAACCAAGTTGGCTTTGACGCCCGTCAAGAAGCTGTCGAGGGTATTGTGAATGCTCTTAATCGCCGTCTTGACCAGATTGTTATTGATGCTCTGGACACAGCCACAGGCAATACTGTTGCCGCTGGTGGTAACAACCTGAACGTAGGTCATTTCGCTGATATGGCGAAGGCTCTCGGTTCTAAGGTTTCAGATATGGATCGTCATTTCATCTGTCACGACAACGGCTTCTATCACTTCATTCAAGAGGGTGATGTGAAGACGATTGATAGCAATCTTCGTAAGCCACTTACAGACGGCAAGTTGCCTGAGTATATGGGCTTCACAATCCATAAGATTGGTGATCGCGACAACGTAAGTGTCGGTGATGGTTCTGGTGGTCTGGCTCTTTCAGGCTCTAACCGTACCAACTACGGCTGGCAAAAGAACTCAATCGGTTTGGCTATGAATATGGAGCCCAAGATCAGAATTGATTGGGAACCTAGCTACGGCGCTCACCGTATCACAGGCTACATGTCTGCTGGTGCTGTCCTGATTCAGGACGCTGGCGTTGTAACCCTCACAACTGATGAATCTTAAGGAGAACTAAGATATGGCTTTTGACCGTACAAACCTAGCACTCAGCTCAGCAAGTTTAAACTCTGGCCTTGGCCCACGCCGTTGGACATACACAACTGCCGACACCACTGCCACAGTAGACACTGCTGGTTACTTTGATAACGCTGCCGATCTTTTGACCGTAGGCGATATTGTTGAGGCAATCACAAGCTCAGGCGGAACCCCTTCCTACGACAGTTACCTCGTAAACAGCAACACAGGTGGTGTTGTGGATGTTGCGAACTCTGCTCCTTTGGATGGCGCTTCTGACTCTGACTAATCTTTTCGACGGCTCCCCTTACCCAAGGGGGGCTGTCTCTACTTAATGGAGAGCATTAATGGCTACAGACTTAGGCATATGTAATACGGCGCTTTATTTAGTAGGGGCAGACGAAATCGAGAGCTTCTCTGACGACAGTCGGGAGGCTAAAATTTGTTCTCATATCTACGAGACAACTAAGAACGCTCTTCTCCAGACCCACTTTTGGAATTTCTCTTTGGCTATGGCAGAGCTTGCTGGCACTGCGCTAGCGTCAACAGATGCGGAATACAAGTTCGGCTTCACCTACAGATACCAGCTCCCGATAGATTACCTTCGGATGGTCCGCAAAAATATCCCCACTAATGATTACACTATATCTCAGGACAAGCTTTATACGAATGACACTCCGGTAGAGGTTTTATACCAATACCGCGTCTCTGAAACTGAATTCCCTGAATATTTCACAAGAGCGTTAGAGTTTGAGATGGCAAGGCTTCTGGCAGCCGCGCTTATCCAAGACGAAACGCAGGTCCAAATTTGGACGACTATAGCCGGGGACACTCTGCGGAAGGCAAAGTTAGTCGATTCCCAAAGCGCTCCCCCGGCAGAAATTGACCCCACTAACTATGTTTTAACGAGTATTCGTTAATGGCTAATTTCAAAGTTCTCAAATCATCCTTCGTGAGTGGAGAGCTTGACCCGGCTGCTATTGGCCGGGTGGATACGGCTATCTACGCCAAGAGTGCTGACAAGCTTAGAAATGTTTATGTGCGGCCACAAGGCGGAGCCTTTAGACGCGAGGGGCTTGAGTACATAGATAGCATTACTGGTTTTAACGAAGGTCGTTTAGTTCCTTTCGAATTTAATGACGAGCAGACCTATATGCTTGTATTTACTGCTGGTGAATTCAAGGTTTACCGGACAGATCAGAACAGCGTTCAGGCCACAGTTTCTTCCTCCCCGGTTAGTGGTCTGAGCGCTGACATTATTAAGGAGATGAACTGGACGCAAAGCGCAGACACTTTAGTCTTGGTGCATAAAGACATACAGCCGATATCAATAACAAGAACGTCTGATACGTCTTGGACGGCGGCAAATATTAGTCTGACCAATATACCGACATTCGCCTTTGGGTCTTTGACTACCTCCACACCTGCTGGGAGTGTCACACCAGATGTAAAAACAGGCCGAGTAACAGTAACCGGCTCAGGGACAACCTTCACTAGTTTGGCTGTGGGGCAGTACATCAACATGCCTAAGGGCGGTAGAATCTTTATTCGCTCTATTGCGAGCGATACTGAGCTTGAGGGAGATGTGATTGTAGAACTCGCAGCCACTTCTTCAGTTTCTTCGGGCGTCTGGGAATATGAAAGCGGCTACGAGGATGTTATATCCTCTTCAAGGGGTTGGGCGCGTTCAGTTACCTTTTATAAATCACGTCTGGTTTTTGGTGGTTTAGGCTCCCGGCCTTCAACTTTACTGTTTAGCAAGATTGGTGAGTTCTTTGATTTTGACAGGGGCACTGGCTTAGATGATGAAGCTATCGACATCACTTTGGACGACAACAAGGTTAATATTATTAATGGCCTTTTCCCCGGCAGAGCCTTGCAGATTTTCACGACTGGTGGTGAATACACAATTAGAAGCGCTATTAATGACGCTTTAACGCCAGCGAATGTTTCATCTCAGCTTAACAGTGACACCAGCCACGGCTCAGGAAACGCTGATAGCTCTATTATCAAGAGAACGCCGAGGCCAGTATCGGTAGATGGGGCTACAGTGTTTGCTGAGAAGAATGGGGCTGTAGTCAGGCAGTTTGTGTACAACGACTCAGAGCAATCTTTCGCGGCCCCGAACATTAGTATCCTTTCCTCTCAGCTTATTAGCAGCCCAGTGGCTCAAGATATCCGTAGAGCAAGCGCAACTAACCCGGCAGACTTTCTGTATCTTGTGAATGATGACGGCACTATAGCGGTCTTAAGCAGTTTGAGAGAGCAAGACCTTCTAGCGTGGTCGCTCTTTGATACGCAGGGGTCTTTTGAAGATGTGGCTGTTTCTGGTAACGAGGCTTATTTCATCGTTAAACGGACAATCAATTCTAGCGAAGTTCGGTTTTTGGAGCGATTGAATGCTCTTTGTTTTGTGGATGCTGCTTTCTCTGACAGCTCTGTAAGTCCCAAGACTAGCTGGTCAGGCTTCTCTCATCTTGATGGGGAGTTGTGCAAAATCAGAGGTGACGGCTTTATTCTGGATGACGGAACCCCAGCTTCTGGTGCTGTTACTACAACGGAGTCGATTAGAACATTTGAGATAGGCCTTAACTTTTCGGCGAGAGTTAAAGATTTGCCAATAGAACTTGTGGTGCAGGGGCAGTCTTTTGCTGGCGAGTACAAAACACCAATTTTTGCGAATATTCTTTTGCACGAAAGCAGAAATATAGAGGTTGTTTACAACAACAAAACCTTTAAGCCGCCATTCAGACAGTTCGGCTCTGGTGTATTAGACCAGCCAATCTCTCTTTTTTCTGGTTGGAAGAAGGTTTATTTGGGCGCAATCAAACGTGACCCAAGCGTGGAAACTACACAGAGCGAACCTTTAGAGATGAACGTGTTGGCAGTTCATTATGGAGTGAAAATATAATGGGAGCAGTAGGTGGGGCCACAGGCCTTTTATCGTTAGTTTCGACTGGAGCAAGTATTGTTCAGGGGGTTAAGCAATTTACATCCGCTGGCGCTGAAGCAGACTTTGCTCAGCAGAAAGCTGACTTCGATACTCAGCAGTTGCAGCTTCAAATCGACAGAGAGAAGACTGAGGCGGCCATTCAAGCCAGAACCAGAGAAGAGAAGCTGAGAGCTAATCTTGCTCGTCAGAGGGCTGTATTTGGCAGCTCAGGTGTAGATCCTAACAGCGGCACTCCATTCAGATTGCAAGAGGTCGCTATTGGTTCAATCAACCGGGAGCAGTCTCTTTCGGACTTTGCCAGTAGCCAGAATATTTTGAACCTTAATGTCCAAGGCGAACAGGTGAGAATTGGTAACGCAGCCACTCAGAGTGCTCTTGACGGCAAAAAGACTAGTGCCGTCTTTGGGACGGTTACTGGGGCCAGCAAGATTTTAAAAGGCAGCAGCCTACTGGATAGGTTCTAAAATGGTTAGTGATGTAACTTTAAATCCTCAAAGAACACCGCAAGGGCAGACTAGAGATGTCCCCACGATCCGGCCTGAGCAGATTCAAGCTCCCTCGCTTCGTGGCATCCCAAGTGTGAGAGCTACTGGCTTTGAGCAAGGCGCTCAGGCTTACTCGTCTATAGGCGCACAGGCGAGACAGACAGCCTCTGATATTGTCAGTTTCGCCACTGGCTTGCAGGCTGAAAGAGCAAGAGAGCAGGAGCAGGAGGCTCAAGAGGCTCGTAGAGAGCTAGAGATTGCTGCGAAGCTTCAAGAGATGGGGATCGAGATAGGGTCGCTGTCGTCTGTTAATATGGATTTAGCGGCCAATCTGGATAATATCACTACCGAGAATGACGGCAACCCTGAGCTTATTGCTCAAAGGTTCCAAATACAGCTAGACGAAAAAACCAAGCATATGGATGAGGATGTCGCTGCCGCTGTTAAGACAGTTCAGGCAGCAAGAGCTAATCCTTTACTTGAGGCCCAGCGGGCGCAAGCGGCCCAAAGAGCGGCTATAGAGGCTCAAGGTGAAACGGCTCAATACCAAGACTTCCTAGAAGAGGAGATGGTTAAGTATGCTGTCCCTGAGACAGATGAGGAGGCTGTAGCGCTTAAGTCTTCTACTGACCAGTATATGCAGAGCTTAATGGCAAGGGCTGATCTATCTCCTTTAGAAAAAGAGATGTACCGGGCCAGAGCCTTGCAGGCCACACAGCAAAGAGTTGGTGTAGATTTTATTGCCAATAGCGGTTCTCCCACGGTGGCTGCTGTGAATCTTTTTACTGGTAATACCGGTATTCCAGAGATTGACAATATCCCGATTACTCAGCGGGCTAAGATATTCTCCCAAAGCCAAGGCTTGTTGAATGTTTTAAACCAGCAGGCTAATCAGGCGCAAGCCGCAGCTAATAGAGCAAGAGAAGCAGGCAGGGTAGCCCAGAGAAAGCAGGCTTTGGCTAATGCTCGTTCTGAAAACCCTGAAATTGCAGCTCATGCTGCTGAGCAGTTATTTAATACAGCTCAAACTCAGGGTGAGGTTAATCAGGCAATCGGTTTGATAGAGTATGTTGAGGGCAAAGAAAAGCAGCCTTGGGTGGAGAGTGACCCAGAGCTTAAGTTTGTCTTTGAGCAGTTTGCGGCTTCTGGGGCCATAACACCAGATAGATTGCAGGAGCTGGCTTCTGATGCTGCTGGTAATGGCCTTTCTGGTGATGACGCCTTTAAAATCATTCAGGAAGCTGAAGAGATAAAAGACACGCTCGTCACGTCTCCTGAATACAAAACAGCTATGATACAGGCGAAGACTGTATTCCCAGAGGCTTTGCTCCCAGATGCAGATACCAATCCCTTTGCCCTTTTGCAGTCAGGGCAATTCGGGGCTAACGCTTCTGATGAAGGCCGTAGGCAGCAAGAGCTATTTAACGCATTCGCAGCCGACCTCAGAACCAAAGCGACTACAGGACAATTTACTGATGGCGAATCTTTGCAGAACTATGCTGAGAAGCAGCTTGCGCGTTATGGGCAGCTTTTAAACACCAATATCCCCAGAGTACCCAACGCGGTTAAGTCTGATGTGAGAGAATTTGATGCAAGTAAGTTAGAGGCCTCTGAAAGGGCGGCTTACACCAAAGCTGTTAAGGATGAAAAGATAGTGAGTTTAGCGAATAAACGGTATCTCGATAACCCGCGCCAGATAGCGCAGGACTGGAAAGACGGCCTTATTGATGATGCAACTGCGAGAAAGCTACAGGCGGTTCTTATGCCTAAAGCGAGAGAGGCCAAGTAATGGAAGATGAATTTAAATTAGAGCCTAATGATAGAATTGAAGCTCAAGCCCGACAAGCTAAAGATACTGAGCTTGACGGGTTGCCTGAATTCAACCCTGATTTATTTGATCCACCCAGTGCTGATTTAACCCCAGAGGATACAGATGCTATTAAGAAAGCAGAAGAGCTTCAGGACGACAAGCAACTCTCTATATTCTTAGACATCCCTTTGCAGGCAGTCGGTGGGATGAGAGATGCTGCAAATGCTTTTAAAGATTTACCTATCGATATTGGGGTAGCTTCTGCTCAGCTTTTCTCAGGTGAAGAGGGCGACCAGAATATCGAGGCTAGTGGGGAGGCTTTGAAAGAGGCCACTGATCTACCTGATGTCCCTGAGAGCGATAGAACAGCTCTAAAACTCCAAAGAGGGTTAACCCAATTCGTTGCCCCATTTGCGGCGATTAGTAAGCTTAATCAAACGACAAAGCTCAATAAGACTGCTCAAGCAGCGACAGCTATGTTTAACGGCGCTATCACTGACCTTGCTTTCTTTGATAGCTCTGAAAAGCGCTTAGCCGATTTGGCAGAAGAGTTTGGCTTTGAGAACCCTTTGGCGGCAGATGATGATGACAGCGCTATTGAGGCTCGGCTTAAAACTACGATAGAGGGTGCTGGTTTAGGATACGCAACAGATGGTATCGTAAAGTCAGTCAGGTTCTTGAGAGAAGTCAAGCGTGGTAAGACTTTTGCTTCTGACGCTGCTGAGAGAGCTACGGTTCGTAGGCAAGATATTGTGAAAGCTAAAACTGCTGTTGAGGGGCTTGCTGACGGCAGAACGACTAAGGTTGATGTAGGTGACTTTAGGCCAGATAAAGAAGTTATTGATATTACTACACAAAGGCGATTAGCAGAAGCTGTCGGTACTACAGTAGAAGAAATACAGAATGGTGAGGCTTTTAAGGGGCTTGCCCTTGGGAAATTAAGAAACAAGCTTAACTCGTATACTCTTGCGGAAGAGTCGGCTTTTGAGGCCTTCCAAGATGAGGCCGCTGAACATGCTTTCAGAGCCTCACAGGGTGACAAAGGGGCTAGAGAAGATTTCGTGTCAGGCTTGTTTGATGTGCTTGAAGTGCACGGCGCAGTTCAGGACGCTACTCAGGATATCGCAAGAGCCCAAGGCTTCAGAGGTAATGTAGGGGCTATTCAGGACATTAATACTATTCGTGATTTATTCGCAAGATCAAAGCCGGATGAGATTGATGATCTTATGCAGGCGGTAGGGCAGGCCAAGACAACTGACGAGCTTCGTTCTTTTTTAAAGCAAATAAGAGCTGGCAAGCAGGTCACAGCAGAATCTACTTTGCGAGAGGTAACTGAGCGCTGGTTTATGAACTCAATCCTTTCAAGCCCTGTCACCTTGTATTCAGACACGATTTCTAACGTGACTTTCACTGCTTACAATAAACTGGTTGAAAAACCTGTTGCTGCTGCTATCGGTGGGCTCCGGTCTTTAAGAGGTGGCAACGTCACAGACAAGGTTCGCCTTAGAGAAAGTGCTGTGTTCTTTCAAAACATGATGGATGACGCGATTGACGGCGTTCGCCTGATAGGCAGAGGTTACAATAAGGGTGGTATTAAAGGAGTTAAGCAGGAGCTTGGTGAGGCTTTAGAGGCTACACGCGTAGAAAATTTCTCACGGTTTGGCAAGCGCTCACGTAAAGCATTCTTGACTGACGAACGTCTTGAAACGATCCCAGCTCATCTTCAGGGGCCAGCTCAGTTTATTTCTAACATAGCCAACTTCCCAACCAATTTTATGCAGTCAAAAGATGATGTGGTTAAAGGGATGCTTTACCGCTCTGCTGTTAGAGAGAGAAGCTACCGTCATGCTTTAAACGAAGGCTTAGAGCCGGGGACTGACGCTTTCGCCTCAAGAATAAAAGAACTGCAAATATCTCCTGTAGATAATGTGGTTGAGAATATGGACAGCTTCAGCAAGGCAGGGGCCGCTCAGTTTGATGCCGCTGTGAGAGAGTTTGGCGGAGACGAGGCCGCCAAGAGATTGCAGGTGCAAACAGGTTCTATAGACGAAGCGAGAAAGCTGACCTTCACAGACCAGCCGCACAAGATATCTGAAGGCGTTAATATGATCGCTGACAATCTTCCGGGCGGGCGTTTTATCGTTCCCTTCGTCACAACAATTGACAACCTTACACGCAGAGGTTTTGAGCGTTCACCGTTAGCTGGGTTGTCCCCGCAAGTAAGAGAGCTGATAGCAAGCGGCACTGCTGAAGGTGACGAGGCTTTGGCCAGAATACTGACAGGAACAACATTCTCTATGGCGGCTTATGGCCTTGCCACACAAGGCTATATCACAGGTGACGGGCCGAAGGACAAAAACTCAAGAGACGCTGCTCTACAAGCAGGCTTTAGACCTAGGTCGTTTTTGATTAACGGGAGCTATATGGACTTCTCTCGTCAGATTGGCCCCCTAGCTCTTATGTTCCAGATACCTGCAAATATCGCAGAGATAGCGAAGCACAGAGACGGAGACCTTGACGGCGATTTAGAGAAAGACATATCACAGTACATCCTTCTTGGTGGCTCTGCTTTCTTGAACACAACACTCTCCCAGAGTTGGGCTAGAGGTATATCTGATCTCTTCGAGGCGGTTAATGCTCAGGACGAAAAGGGTGCAAAGCGTATGGTGGAAAACCTAGCAGCTTCTTTAGCTGTTCCAAACGCAGCAACCTTCGTAGCAAATCAGTTGAACCCTATCCTGCAAGAAGCGGATAGCTTATGGGAGCGTATACAGATTAAGTCTGGGATGGATGTTCGACCCAAGCGTGATGTGTTTGGCGAGCCGATTACCAGAGACCAATACGCCTCGGTCTTCCTGCCAGCAAACAAGAGTGATCTTACTGAAGTTCCAGAATGGAAGGTCAGACTTTATAACGCAGGAGCTTTCCCGTCTAAGCCTAGCCGTAGAATTTCTGTCGGGCCAGTTTCAGGCATACAGCTTAATGCGAACCAATATGAAAGACTGTTAGAGATCGTAGGCACAGAGCCTTTGGCTGGCGGCCAAACGTTCAAAGAATTCGCTGAGTCTTTTGCTATGTCTCCGGCATTCACAGAAATACCAGCAGTCCAAACTATTGACGGTAGAGGCAAGTCTCAAGCGGAGCTTGTGAAGTCAGCTTACTCAGACGTTTTAAAGCAGGCGACACAAATCCTTATATCTGAAAACCCCGATCTACAGGAAAGAGCAATTAGCAAAGGACTGCTTGAGAGAACCACAACAGGGATGTCACCCTTGTCTCACGCGATAGGCAAGAGATTGAATGAAGTGCGCTCTGAGCAGGGCATCCAATAGGTAAGTTATAAAGCAATAGAGGTAATATAGATGGCTACAGTACCAATTAGTGACACACAGACCCGGAATGACTACACAGCTACGGCTAGTCAAACAACCTTCCCTTACACGTTTTGGGTGAAGGACGAAGATCATTTGGATGTGTATGTTAATTCTGTTCTGAAAACAATAACCTCTGATTACACAGTGTCTGCTGTGCAGAGTGTGACTGGTGCAAACGTCGTTTTCAATAGTGGTCTGTCAGCTTCTGACGCTGTAGCTATCGTTTTGAATCCTGATGTTGAGCGCCAAACAGAGTTTCAGACCTCTGGGAGCTTAACCGCTTCTGCAATCAATTTAGAGCTGACATATCTGGTAAGCCTTATGCAGTGGATTAAGACACAGTTTAGCAGGAAGTTCGGTTTATCTGATTCTGCTACTGGTGTTAGTGACCTTACTCTTACTCCTGCTGCCAGCACTGTTTTAGGCTGGAACTCTGCGGGGACTGGTGTGCAGAACTATAGCTTCGCAAGCGTGTCTTCTTCTATCGATACGAGTTTTACCAGCTTGAGTGACAACGACTTTCTCCAGTATAATTCGAGCACGCAGCTATGGGAGAACACAGCCGCACCTGCTGCTTCTGTTGCAGACAACAGTATCACTTTAGCAAAGATGGCTCACGGCACTGATGGGAACTTGATTACTTATGACGCTGCTGGAGCGCCAGCTTATGTTTCTACTGGTACTTCAGGGCAGATACTAACCTCTAATGGTGCAGGAGCAGCCCCTACTTTCCAAACCCCGGCATCTGTCACGCCTCAAGGTGTTGTCCTGCAATACGAAACAACTGTAAGCACAACAACTGTAAGTACAACTAGCGGCACATTTGCTGACACAACAATCTCTGCAACGCTAGGAAACGATCTCGCCAGCTCTTCTAATAAGGTAAAGATAACTGTAAGCGGTGTTGGCGGCTTTACAGACCACAGCGCAGTAATGGGGATTACTCTATTCAGAGATTCAACAGAGCTGACCCCTGCGACCACAGAGGGTATGACGGCAGTCTCTACAGGCGCTGCTGCTGGCTCCTCTTCGGTTATTGACGGGATGGCTATGCCTTGGTCTTTCACTTATATAGACACCCCCGGCAGCACAACCCCTGCCGAGTATAGTATTTATATCAATCGTCAGCTTGGCTCTGCTACAGCTTGGCTTGGTCGCTCAGGTGACAACGCTAGACAGCTCCCGACAATTATAACTGTAGAAGAGTTGAGCGCATAGGCGGGGGATTATGACAGTGGATTGGTTAACATTTTGGTCTGTGTTGACGGTATTTATCTCGGCTGTTGGTGTTGTTTCGGCAATCGCAAGGATAATTATTATTAGGCGCGCGGAGGGGGAGTTGGCCAAAAGGCTGAAGGCGGTTTTCGCTACTGATATAACTATATACGGCGTGACGATAGCATTCGGTTTAGCAACATTTATGGCTATAGAGGTTGATTATCTTCTCTACCCGTCCCGGGCGCTGTTTCTTGTTTGTAATATTTATTATACGTGGCGGTTAGTAGCGCCGCTAAGGATGTAGGAATGTTAGAGGTTCTCGCTGGGTTATTAACTATAGGTATAAGCGCGTGCGGCGCGGGTTTCGCATTTAGGCACTGGCTTTTCTATCGCCGCAGTAACGCTGAAATATCCAAAAGAATGCGCCGAGTGTTTTTCACAGATGGTCTAATATACACCATCACATTATTTTTTGGAGTTTGGGCTTATTACCGCTGGTCATTCGACATAGCGATAATCGCACACTGGGTAAGAATACCTATTCTGATTGCGAATATATGGGCTTCTTACAGGCTTTATAGTTACTACAAAATGTTTAAGGGGTAGGGGATGTCACCTGAGATTATTCAGCTAATAGCAGACGCAGGTATAGCAGGGCTTAGCCTTGGGGCTATGGGGTATTTATTTTTGCAAATGATGAAAGCACACAGGAGTGAACGAGATGAATTTAGGGAAGATATTAAAGGGGATAGAGCTAGGTCAGACGAAGTTTTGTCTAATCTTACTGACGTTATCCGCGACATTAATCGGGACTAGTTGCTCTGGTGGCCCTAGCTATAAATCAAGCTCCGCAAAGCAGGTGATGTACTGCAAGCCTAGAGTTGCTGTCACAGATGATCTTAGATATTCCAACCCCCACAGAGTAGCCTTTACAGGCGAGTGCGGTGTAAATTACGAGATCCCTATCTGGAAGTAGGGGCGTTAGAACTCTGCCCAACCACACATATTATCTCCGTTATGGTTAGCTCCCACTCTCACCAGCAGATCGGTCAAATGGCTGAGTTGCTTGTGATGTACAGACTTTCGCGCTGGGGGCATAAATTGGCACAAGCAGGGCCGGGTATTCCGTATGACTTACTTGTCGACACCGGGGAGAGGTTATTGCGAGTTCAGGTTAAGGGAACACTTTCACCTGTACGCCGAACAACAAGCCAGCTTTTGTATGAGCCCTTTCTCGTGGCGAAGGGGGCTTCTTCTAAAACTAACTATAGGGTTGATGATTATGACGTTCTTGCTCTCGTTTCTCTTACCGTTGAAAGAATTCTTTTTAAGCCTTGGCAAACCAAAGTCAGACATAGAATTAAACAATCAGAATTTACCGAAGAAGCTGAACGGCTCAGTTGGGAACAAACTATCAGGGAAGTGGGAGAGTGACTCCCTGTTTGTAGAGGCTGTCGCAGAGCTGCTTAAGCACGAGGGCGGCTATGTGGATCATCCAAACGACAGAGGAGGAGCCACTAACTGGGGTATAAGTTTCCGCTTTTACAAGAGCTTAAAGCCGGATGCCACTAAGAGAGATATCAGAGAACTAACGTTAGACGCTGCTAAGCAGATTTACTACGAACACTGGTGGGTACGCTACGGATACCGGGCTCTCCCCTTTAGTATTGGGAAGAGGGTGTTTTCTTTCGCTGTCAATATGCCATCGCAATCTGCACATAAATTATTACAAAGGGCAATTAGGGCAGCTACAGGGGAACAACTTTTAGAAGATGGTGTGCTTGGAGAAAAGACCATCGCTGCGGCTAAGGCGGCAGACACAGGCAAACTACTAGGGGCTCTGCGTTCTGAAGCTGCTGGTTACTACAGGTCACTGGCGGCCAAGAACCCAAGCCAGAAAGTATTTCTAAAAGGATGGCTTAATCGTGCCTACGCCTAAGATACCTGAAGTATTTACTACCCCCAGAGAGCCAACCATCTGGGAGAAGTTTTCTGAGTGGTTGGAAACATTAGGAGAAGAAAATGCTTAAAGGCTGGAAAACATTTATAGTTGCGTTATTGGTGTCCATATTTGGCGCATTAGAAAGCTTTAATTTCACAGAGTTTTTGAATGCAGATACTGCTGGATATGTAACTACTGGTATCGGTATTGTAATCTTTATTCTGCGTGCATTAACCAGTACACCGCTCTTTCAAGACGAAGCTGAGTAATGCCAGTAGAACTACTAGGACTCGCTGCTGCTATCCTTGGCTTTGTCGGGGTAGTGGCGCGAGTATTTTTTTACTTCAAGGGGGTAGGGGATGAAAAGCAAAGAGTTGAATCAGAGCTTAACAAAGATGCGATTGAAGAGGTTGCGCGTAAGAATAAGCGCCGCCCTTTTCTTCTTAAGCCTAGTGTTCTTAGGCGGCTGCGCTCAATCTACAATCCAAAACCCAAAGATTGATTGCTTGCTCTATGAGCCGCCATTCAGCAACCCGACCAACCAAGCAACATATTTCTGTAGGTGTGAGCCTGAGCTTGATGCCGACTTAGCTAAAGAGCTATGTGTTTCCTAAGCGTCTCATCAGCACGTCACTAACTTGGTTGCCCTTGTCTGCTTTCACATCATCTTTCAAGAATGCGTAAGACCTCTCCGTAGTTTGGCTGGAAGCGTGACCTAATAGCTTACCTATATCTCCTAAGCCTATTCCTGCTGAGCGGGCATATGTGGCGTAAGAACGTCTAAGGTCGTGTATTCTCAAATCAGAACCAACACCACAGTCCTCCTTAAAGGCTTTCCACATCTTGCTTGAAACTTCATAGGGTTGCACTAATGCAGACTGCTGGAAGAGAAACTCTCTGGAACTAGATATGTTACGCCTGACAATATCAATTGCTGGTAGCGGCAGATGTATATCTTTCGCCCCAGTCTTACTGTCTGGTAGTGAAAGTTTCCCTCTCTCCAAATCATACCATTCATTCTTACTGCCTGTTATTTCAGTTTTTCTTGCTCCGGTGAGGATGAGAAGGGCAAGTATATCCGCGAGTTGTCGTTCCCTATAACTGGCTCGTCTGCTCCAGCGTCGTATTCCATCTCCGACGGCTCTAAGTTCTCGCTCATCAGCATACCTTCTTCTTGCAAGTTCGGGGTTTCGTTCGACTCCTCTAGCAGGATTAAATCCGCCCCGAACGTAATCGCAGGAAGCGGCATACGTGTAGAGTCTTCCAAGCAGCGCCATAGCTCTGTTAGCTGCGTAAGGCGGAGCTGCTCTATGCAGCTTAACCAACTCTGAAGTTCGTATATCTGTAATACGCCTTCCTTCAAGTGTTCTAAGGTATCCACTGTAGAGGCCTTCGTAGGATTGAATGGTTTTGGGTTTTCGTTTGCGGGCGCAAAAGTCGATAAATTCTTCCCAAAGTTCTCCAAGAGTTGGCGCGTTATCTTCTTCTCTTCTTGCGGGGTCATTTCCTTTGGCTACCTCCAATAGTTTTTCTTTGGCTATATCTCTTGCTTGCGACAAACTTATTGTAGGGTAGTAACCTATCTTCAGCCTACGCTCTTTCCTTTCGCTTTTTGTCCTGTAGTACACCCGCCACGTTTGGGTATTAACACCTATGTATATTTCAAGCCCTTTGACGATAGAGTCCTTCAGGACTGTATGCGGTTTGGCAGCGTTAATTGTGTGCTTGGTAATCGGCATCCTTTTCCTCCTTGGTTACTTATTAGTAACATCATAGAAAAAAAATACAAGAGAAAATTTAGTCGCCTATTAGTCGCATTTTTCCCCTCGGTTAAGCTATTGAACAGAAAGAAGGTTTTTTTGAAAGGCCAAAAGAGGAGCGCTGTATAGATAAATAAGTTACTTATAGGTAACGTTTTAGATGACTACGGATCAGGAGGTCAGGAGTTCGAATCTTCTCGGGCGCGCCATTCACCAAGGGTTACAGGGTTTGCCATATTTTTTGGTAGCTGCTTAGTCGCACCTTAGTCGCATATTTTTTTGAAGGCATCCAAGCTCATCTCCACCATAGGTCCGTATCGGTAACTATCTACCCTATCGTTCCTCCCAGCAATCGTTACAAAAAACGGGACATCCATAGCGTTGCAAAAACGTGTCTGGTCGTCCCATTCTATAAAGATATAGAAGGGAATATTAAGCTCTCTTGCCCAGCTTCTGCACTTAGCAAATTTCTGCGCTGGAAAGTAGGTAGTAGGGAAGGCTCCAAAGGCGTGAGTGCGCTTCTTGTATTCGATAAAGCAATTAACGTTTCCCTTGGAGGCAAAGAAATCAAAAGGGTAGTACTGCACAAGCGGGTACATACTCCAGTTTCTTGCTGCCATAAAGCCTGCGAAGTTAGCTTCTGCGTCTCTGTCTGCTTGTGTTTCGTGGGTAGGCACGGTGCGTGATAACTCCCCCTTAGTTTCCCTAGAATTGTACTGGGTGTAAAGCCCGGCAACCCACGCACTCGAGGTACTAAGATGGCAACATTTACTAAATTTCACTGCTTCGCTGAGGATGTGGCCGAGAAGGTCCACGGCTTAGGGAGTGACACACTAAAGTTAGTGCTTTCAAACACAGCACCAACCGCATCCACAGATCATGAGCTTGCAGACATTAC